ACAAATGCTGTAGCTGTTATACCTCCAGTTGATGATCTTGAAACTACTGAGCTAGGACTAGCAGCCTCATCCAATATTCTTCCACTAAGTCGACTTGCATTAATTAATAACGCATCAATTTCTGCTTTACTAATAGGAAAATTTGCACCATTTGCCCTTAAAACTGAATTAGCAACACCAGTAGGCATTCTAAAGCCTGTAGCTACTATACTTCCATCTGAGGTTCTTGAAACTACTGAACTAGCACTAGCAGCCTCATTCAGTATTCTTCCACTAAGTCGACTTGCATTAATTAATAACGCATCAATTTCTGCTTTACTAATAGGAGAATTTGTACCATTTGACCTTAAAACTGAATTAGCAACACCACCAGGCACTCCAAATGCTTCTGCTGCTATACCCCCAGCTGATGTCCTTAAAACTACTGTATTAGGGTTGGCTTGAATATTCAATATTCTTCCACTAAGTCTATCCGAGTTATCTACGACTCCGTTGTTGTTAGTGTCGTAAACACTTCTAAACATAACACCTGCTGCTGTTATAATGGGATTAACGGGGTCTGTATTATCAACAATGTTACCCGTAACGGTAAAAACCCTTTCATCTACTTCAATATCAAGCAAATCAAGTCTTTCTAGGATGGCTAAATATTGAGCATTTGTAATGCCCATAGCTTTTGCGGTCCCGCCTCCTTTTCCCGTATTGCCAAAAGTCCAACCGCCGTAATTTTGACGCTTTGTAAGCCTTGTTTCTTCAGCACTATAAAGAGGAAAGAGTTTAGCGTTTGCTTCCATAAAAGCAAAGTAACCCCTCTTATAAGACTCGTATTGCTTTTCCTGTGCTTTTACTAGATAATCAACCTCATCCTTATTTACACCCTCTGAGTCTGCTCCTGTGGCTTTGTATATGCCTTTATTCCCTATATTATAAGCACCGTATGAAAAATAATAAGCCGTACTTAAGTGGATAAGCATTGGTTTAATGTAATCTTCGTATAATGTTTCGTATTCGGTTGAGAGATCATCAGTTTTAAACTTCTCAACTAGATCAGCATAAAAAGCCTCGCCCATAAGTGGCTTAATCGCTGTGATTTGTGCGGATTTTATAGCAGGAATTAATCGACTTGTCTCAACATTACCACCTATAGGGGTGTTTTTTGTGATGTCATCTTCCTTTAATAGTAGTGTTGCCATTTTATTCTATTTCTGTGTTAACTTGGTCCTCTCTTAACTCTTCAAAATCTTCAAAATCTAGTTTTATATCTGGATAACCCACCTTTAAAATATTCTCCAAAGCTGTTAATATAGTATTTCGATTTGGATTTATTTGGTTTCTGTATAAGGTTTTTAATGCTGTTTTCATTTCCTCGGAATCGCTTGAGAAACCCGTTGCAACCGCTTGACCAAATAAACTCGGAGAGGTAACTTTGTTAGCAAGTAATATTTTGGAATTCGCCTCCTTAGATATGAATTCAAACTGCTGGTAAGCATCTGTAATTTCAATACTATCTACCGTTGTAGCTGAATCTTTATCCTTATTAAAGGAAACTATAATTTCCCCAGCGTTATTACTACCAGTTAATTTTCTTTTAAACGTTGCTTCTGCATCCTCTTCAGCTTCCTCGCTTATGCTTTCCCCTTGGTTAATGTTTATTATTTTACCCGCTGAAAAATTGTTTTTGATATGCTTTCTAAGGTAGTTACTAACCTCCTCCTCAATCTGAGCATATTGCAATCCAGAAAAGTAATCGGGTAGAGCGAAAATAGGTTGAGGGGAATGTCCTTTAAGGTAGTAGATTTCTGTTTCCCTATCCTGGCCCTTTTCAAAAGACGGTATTAATTGAGGGCGAAAACGGCCCCTTAAATTCCAATCAAAACTAAACCAATACGCCAAAGGATCTTCTGTCATATCATCGGGCCTATCAACGGCAATTTGTCGAGCTGGAATACTATATATTTTTGTAACCTTTAAATCCCCAGCCTTGTTATATATGACCTGTAAAGGACTATTTCTTTGTAGCTTGTATTCGTGAACTAACATATTAACATCGTCTTTAGAAAGTATGCTATCTAGCTTCTCTTGGGTAATACCCTCAACGGCTATTAATCCATCGCCTACGATATAATTCACATAGCCATCCACAACCGCCTGTAAGGTTGCCGATCCTAAATAAGCATTTTCTACAGTCGTAAAGAAACTATTATCTGGGCCATTTGTGAGAAACTTATTACCAATCTGTAGTAAACTTTGCGGGTTTATACGCTCGTAATTGTTGAAATTTAATACTTGTACTCTATCTTTTTTCATGCTTCTATAATTCCAGATTCGGTGTCCTCATCGAATCGATTAAACTCCTGTATATTGGTTTCTGTTGTAGAAAATAATCGACCTCTAAATATTAATACATCAGTATCTACCTGCTTAAAATCTATCAAGTAACTTTTATCATCTTCAAAATCAAAATCTACATAAATATCCTGTCTGCCCCTATCCCCAAATGAAGTAAATACATCTTCTATAACTGTTTCGTCTGTGATTTCGTCATAAATAGAGATTGTAACCTCATCCATATAAACCCTTGGATAAATAGAGATTGTATTGAAATCACCTTCTATCAAAACGTTATCGTCATTCTCAACTTCGGAGATGGTTAGATCCGCATTTAAGTAGATATTTTTCTTATCGTTAATATTAATTACTAACATTTATTCTAAAAACAACAGAATAAACTTTAACATATATTAGTTTAAATATTTGTTCGTTTATACGTTTGTTGGTTGTATATTTGTGTATAATTAAAACCTAAAGCTATGACAACTATTAAAGAAGTACTATCAGAAAACAGAGAGTCAGTAATTAGTTCAATTAAATTTGTTTTTAAAGTATATAGTAAAAGAGATATAAAAATTAAAATGGTTGAATTACTTGAGTTTGCTAATAAAAATTACTCATCACAATCATCAATAGATTCTTTTTTAACATCTAAAAAAATTAAAACATTATTAAAATATATGGTTCAAAAATTATCCATATCACAAAAAACTAAAACAGATTCTCGTAAGTGGTATGAAATTGCAGAAAATATTGCAGACACTAAAGGACTTGTAAGAGATTCAATGACTGGTAACATGCACAAATAATAATATCTAAAACTAAAATAAAATGTCAAAATTAAAAAAAACACAACTAGCAGAATGGTTTGTAAAAGAAAATTCAGATTGTGGATTAATTAAAAACTACTTTGATTCTGAATTAACACACAAACCAGTAACGGAAGATTATTTTTTTAAATGGTTAATGAGAAAATTAAAAAGTGAATTAATTGATTTAATTAGTAATTATTCTGATGATGGAAAACAATTTTTAAATAATTAAAACCATGAAAATACCAAATAAAGAAGATTACAGACCTAAAGAAATATATTCCGCAGAGGATTACGTAGATTGGTTAGAAAATTACAGTTCAGCTTTAGAGAAATATATAGATTATATAACTAAACAAATTTATTAAAATTATAAACTCCTAAACAAAAAAGACTCAACCTATCTAAGTTGAGTCTTTTTTCATTTACTTGTATTTACTAAACTACGACAGCCGCTTTCAATGCTGTAATTGTAGCCTCATCTAAAAAGTAAGCTGGTTGTGCTTCTTGAGATACACCCTCTAAGGTGTAAGCATTTGCACCATCCAAAGGCCCTTCAATATTTGTGGTATTATTAAACTCCACACCTCTACGCAAACCAATAGCCAAAATATCCCCGCCGTTTGTTTCCGCAAATACAATAGGTCTACCAAAAACCATTTGCCTTAATTGGAAAGATTTCACGGCTGTAATCTTTGTAAAAACCGCCGTTAACGTTCCATTAAAAGTTGTGGTTCCTGTATCTCTGCTTGAGCTTGTTGGCTCGGTGTAGGTGTTACCTACATTCTTAAGAGGGAATTTATGAACCTCAAAAGCTGTTGGCAATCCTGTCAATAGAATACCATCGGTTTCATCTTCTGAAGTGGTGAATTCGTAATCCGAAAAGTTCGCAACGTATAAAGCCTTAAAGCCTGCTGTTGCGTTTTTACAATCCGCTCCATTTATACCATCTGTTATATCACACGCCATAATTATTTTTTGTTTATAAAAAACCCCCTCTTTATTTAGAGAGGGTTCTTAAATTATTTATTTATTTATCTACTATGCGAAGTCTCCGTACCATACAACTTGACTGGCAAAACTAAAGCCTACTCCCATTTCAAGCACTACTTTAGTCCTAATTGTTCCAGAAAGATCTGACTCGTCCATGTCCTTAACATTAACTTGATTAAGATCTGATTCCAAGCCTGTAAGAAAACCTAAGTTTTTTACTCTGTAGATAACGATTTGATCGCCTGCAATAGCTCCTACACTTTCCATTCTCAAGCCTAAGAAATCTAATTCCTTATCTCCTACAGTTGTATTTAAACCTTGTGCTGCGACTGCTTGCTTGTAGAGTTTTAATACTTTCTTAGAAGTAACTAGAACTAAATCCTCCTCGTCCATCACCTCATCGATAATAGCATTGTAAGCTTTCTCAACCTCCGTAACTACGTTTGTTTTAGTGATGGTAGTGTTTTGAATTTCAATAGTATCTGCATCCGCTCCAAGCTTTGCAAATAAACCAAGTGTTGCCGCGTTCCAAATGAAGTTATCAACTTTCGCTCCCAAGTTTTCAACAATAGCTAATAAAATAGCTGATTGTATGTCTGCTGGAATCTCATTTGCTGCTGCAAAAAGTCCCGCTGACTGTGCTTGGAATGTTTGATGAAATTCATCCTTACATAACTCATGGTCAATTTTGAATTTCTTCAATATAACCTCTACATCGTCATAATCAACATCCCCCTCGGGAGTAAATCCACAAGCGTAATCTTGTAATTCTGCTGAGTAAGATAGTCTAGGTAAAAATCCCGTCCCAATGTTATTGGGTAGGACCGTGATTAAATTTTTTGCGATTGTATCGGACTTTTTAAACGCTTGGATGAAGATTTCACCAGCTAATGCCCCGTTATAACCTGAATTTACTGTAGTATCTGTTGCCATTTCTTTATTTATTATTTGTTAGATCTTGAAATTCTTCCCAACGCCTCAAGCGTACTTTCTTTGGTTTTATCTTTTAAATTAACCTCCGCTCTTATTCTCGGTGCATTTGGTGTCTCTTCAAGTTGTGCCTTTAACTTTAAAATTTCTTTGTCCTTAGTTTCTCCGCTAGTTTTTAACACCTTGATTTCTTCTAAAAACAACTTTTCAAATTTGGATTTAACATCCTTTGAATTTTCAGCCATGTTTAAGACAAGTTTAATTTTCTCCTCGTCTGACATATTATACTTCTTAGCTAGGATTTTATCCATGTCGGGATCTTTTGCGATCATTTCTAAAAGCTCCTTCTCTTGATCTTCCATTGACATTTCTTTCTTTGTGTCAACCTCTTCGACTTCAACGGCTTCGATTTCTGAAATCATACCTTCACCATCGGTTTTATAAGTCATGCCTTCAAAGACAAATTCCGAGTCCGTAATAACCTCCTCACCTCTCGTTACTTTCATGCCAACCTCCAAGGCTTCCACCTCTAAAGGTTCAGCGCCTTCGCCTTGTGGAATAGATAACATTTTAATCTCCTCCTTGTCCTCCATGAATTTGATAAATTGCTTTAAATAATTTCCCATACTATTTTTTATATTAATTGATATACTACTTTCTTCTGAAAACAACATTTTCTCCATAGACAAGTAACTGTCTATTGAAACCCCTGTAGCTTTGCCTGTTTCGATGTATTCCGCCCAGTCAGAATCGTTTAATTTCATTATGATACACCAAGTGCCAACGGGCAAATCACTAAACCCTAAAGCGAAAGCTTTGTCTTTTGTTTCATCGGAAATAACCCACGACTCCACGACAACGCTAGAATTAATTTTTTCCTTTTGATCGTGATTAAACCAGTTATTTTTATTAAAACCTTCTTGAGTTAAAAAGTTGTGAGCTAACTTTTCTATAGTTTCCGCATCAAAATAAACACTAAAATTTCCACGCTCTTCTGTAAACCTTGGAATCCTTTGTTCTGGGACCAATACCACACAAGCTAATTGCTTCTTAAGTTTATTTTCAACTTTAAGTTTTATTGTTTCTTTTTGATCTTCGCTTAACTCGATGAAGCTATATTTATTGGCTGGTTTTTGAATTAAGGATATGCCATACAATAGGCCATCCTCATCATCATTCCAAACCGCCTTATATATCTGCTCTTCCATTTACTTTATTTTAAAAACAACTTATACAAATCTTGAATTATTTTGCCTGTTTCTATCTAGGGCCTGTTGATTAGTAACCCTTCCACTAACGACATAAGTTTCTTGCGGGGTGGTATCTCGTTCAGATTCGTTTTGAGCATTTCTAACGTTGCTAGAATCGCCAACGGTGTCAAATCTTGGGGAGGCTGATATAGTTGCGCCACCTCTACCCCCTCCTGTTGCTCCACTTCCATCTGGATTAGTAGATAGTATATTGTCAACCGCTGCAAACCCAGCCGCAGCTGTTGTAGCTGCGTTTAATATCTTAATTGGTAAAGGTTCGGTACTTGCAAAAGCGGCGGATATACCTTGGAAAGTGTTAAACAAAGCACCCGCAACCGCAAACCCTTTGGCCGCATCGCTTCCCCTTGCTAAACTGTCAATGATACTAGATACACCGCCCAAAACATAACCCACTTTTTGATCGTTAGTTAATTTGGTGAACATTGCATCCTGTTGAGCTAAAGCTTTTGATTTGGCAATAGTCTCTTCATTGAATTTCTGTATTATTTCAGCCTTTTGACTTTCGCCTAATTCTAAATCTTCTAATTCAATTTGTAATTCCTCTAACTTTCTATCGCGTTCCTTTTGAAATATTTCCTGTGGAGTTAATCCAATCTCATCCTCTGGGATATACTTATTTCGGATTTCTTCAAGCTTCGCTAAATTCTCATCCTCTATTGCTTGGATTCCAGAATTATACTCCATTGC